TCGACCCGGCCGGGTGCCGCGCTTGACCGGCACGGTACTTCCTCTCGCTCAGGTAGGCGTCGAAACTCATGCGGGAGTGACTTTCCTGGGCCGCCCTGGGCCGCGCTTGACGGGTGCCGGTGTGATGGGCGCGCTCGTTACAAGAGCGATGCCGATGGGAGCATAGCCCTCGATCTCGACCGGGACTTTTATCTCCATAACGCCGACGCCCTCTGTCTCATTCACGGTCACAATCGCATTCGCCAGGTCAAGGCTCTGATCGTCGGGCAGCGAGATCACGAGCGTATGCCCGTGCCAGAAATGCACGCGCCCAGCCCGGCGCGTGATCGTGAGCGCCCCATTGGGCTGCTGCCAGACCAGTTCCTCGTCAGATCGCAGCGCCAGCGCCATGCTCTCCCCCGTCGCTATTGATTCGGGCCTGCCTCAAAGCCCGCTGGTGCCCGCACGCCCCTGGGATTCCTGGCCGGCGCATACTGAATGCCGCCATCGCCCTCATACGGGGTCCGGTGATCGTGATCGCCCTGAAATATCTCATCAGGGATGCCCATGGGAAAGGCCATGCACCCATCGGGCAGGCGCGTGCCGGTCAGCGCCTCATAGGTCGGTTCGGGAAAGAGATGGCGGCAGGTGGAGCAGACCGGGCTATAGACCGGGTCGCTATGCCCCAAGTCCAGTGTTGGCGGCATCGTAGACGTTCCTTTCGTACAGGGCGCGGGTCAGGCGATACCAGCGGAGCCAGACTTCATGATAATGCCTGGCGTTGGCCTGTTGGGGCGTGATCTCGCGCTCTCTGACCTGACGGCGCATCTCGATCTCAAGCTCGCTCCCGATATTCATGTACGTTGGCAGGCCAAACTTGTGCCACCAGGAAATATCCCAGCCGGATTCTGGCGGGCGCATCTCATAGAGATAGCCGGGTGATACGACAATCGTGTTCGCCAGTTGCAGGTCGGCCGCAGTCTCTATGTCTGACCGTGAAAAGCTATTCCCGCCTCGCTGGGGATGGCTCACCGGGAAGCCCCAGCCCGAAGGGTGGTTGTGGATCATGGTCGCGCCGATGCCCCTGAGCCGGTTCATCTCGGTCTCGGTGATCGCGACCGCGTCGTTCGTGCCGTCCTTGGTGAGCAGGCGATTGCCGGCCCTATCCAGCACGATCATGCGCTCATGGGGCAACCGATGCACTTCCGCGATGGCATCGTCAATCGCTGCGTCCTGTTGGGCCTGTAGTGCCTCAGGATCGTCGCCAGGGGGCAGGGCGTCATCCTGTACCGTGGCGTCGTCATCGAGCACTGGTAGGACCGTACATCGACAATTCGCGACCTCGCGCACGGGCGCACCCAGGCTCATGTCGCCGGGGTGCATCATGAGCGATGCGCCGACCCGAAACGGGGCCGCCATCGGACGCACCTGACCATTGGCATGGCGATGCGTGTCACGGGTGCGATGATCGCTGGTCGCCAGCCACTCTTTCTGGCCCGCGCCCATCTGGTCAAACAGCGCGTGCGATCCGGCATTGCTGGCGCGCATGGTCTCAGTGCGCGCAATGAGCATGGCACGGTGCGCCGGCAGGCGATCAGCGAGCCAGGTGAAATCCTCGTCGCGTTCGCCGCCATACATCCATTGGCGAAAGACCTTTCGTAGGCGCTGGCGCGTCTTGGGCATCGACCAGCCCTCTTGCATGGCCTGGAGCAAGAGGCGGGATATCCCCTGGCTGGTCGTCTGGCTCACGGCCTGGGAGAATTGGAGTTCGTAATCTCTATACCACTGCTCGGCATGGAAGTTCCTGGTATTGAAAGAAAAGCCAAACACATTCGACCACGCCTCGCCCTGGGCGCTCATCACGCCCCGAAGCACCGGCCGAAATGCGCGCCGCCAGGCGTCCTGACCGTCTGTGAGCAGATAGGCGCTCGTGTCCTGGCTGATGCTTTGCCAGTTGATGCCCGGTGCCGGGTCTGGCCCAGGACTCGCCTTGGTCGTGCCTGGCACCGGGCTAGCATCGGCAAGGATGCGCTCGATCTCGCGCAGTTGATCGGCAAGGGCGATCTGGGCCGCTCGCTCAAAGGCGTGCTCGAAGCTTTCAGCCGTCCTGTCGATCAAGAGACCCATACGCCGCTTGCGCCTGTCTGACGCGGCCTGCACGGCGGGGCCGGAAGGGCGTAAGGCCAGTCCCATGACCATCTTTGCTCTCCGGTTTCTCGCTCGGCTTGGCCGGTTTGCGAACGGGACCGTCACCGGGGCCAATCTGGTCCGGTAGTGGCGTGCCATCGGGGGCCAGAAGCGCCGCATCGTCGGGTTCGCCCGCTTCGGGCAAGGGTGCGGGCAGGCCACCCAGGACCGGCACGACCGTCATGGGCAGATAGCCAACGTCGCCGCCAGGAACGCGCCCGATGGGCAGGCCGACCACATCGAGCGCCTGGTTGATCGGCACGCCCATCGCCCAGAGCTTCGATGCCGCTTCGACCTGCTCGTTGATATCCTGTTGCAGCGCCGGCACTTCTGAGTAATCAAACTGCACGAACGCATCGCTGCCGGGATTCAGGGCAAACTGGTATTCGCCCTCATGCAGGGAAAGCTCAGGCACAAACGTATCTTGCCAGAAGGCTTTTCTGGCCTCTTCATAGTTGCTATAGGTCGAGCGGGCCAGGCCGGTTCTCGTGCCCAGCAAGATCGGCGGCACGCCGAACGGGCCTAGGATGCGGCTCTCGTTGCGCTCGTCAATAGAGTCAAAGCCCATCTCCTCGAAGTCAAAGCCCAGGCGTTGCACCTCGGCCTCTTCGTCAAGGACGCCCACTTCGCTCCAATTGTCGCTGCCGCCATAGACTTCTTTCCATCGCTCCCGAATGCGGGCAATCTGCTCCTGTTCGAGCGGCATCTTGAACTTGAGCACATGATTGGTCATCGTGCCGCGCTTGAAGAAGTCGTTGAGGAAGCTGGTGACGCGGTTGTCTACGTCGGCCGACTGGGCCAGGGGGCTGATGGGGCTGAGACCGTAGCCCAGCCCTTCCAGCGGGTCGGCCGGATTGGGCAGCTTGATATGGATCACGTCTGACGGTAGGAACGGGATCGCGCCGCCACCCTCAGCGATGCCTTTGCCCTCTGGGACATAGAGAAAGCCCTTGAGGCCATTGCCCTCAGGGACGACGTACATGCGATCAGGGCGCAGGAGATAGAGACCGTCAGCGCCCTTGCCGCGCTTGCGATCAACGTAGACATAGACGTTGCCGGTCAGATTGAAGTAGACCTGAGCCAGGCTCTGAAACTCTATGCCCGACTGGTACTTATTGGGTCGGGCGAGCAGGACGCTCAGGGGATGGGTTTTCTCTGCCGGCGTTGGGTTATCTTGATCGCCCTGGTACGCCCTGAGTGGCGCTGCTTGCGACGAGCGCGCCTTATACATGATGGCAGAGTAAATCAGGCTATTGAGATTGAAGCCTTCTTGCACATAGCCTTGCAGATCGACAAGCTGCCATTCTGGCTTGCCGTCGCGCCATGCCGGCCACTGCATCGGGGCTTTCTTGTACTGGATGGGCCTGGAATCGCGCACGATCAGGTTGGTGCCGGTCACAGCCTTCCAGGCCAGCGAGATTCTCGTGCCCCAGGGCTGGCTCATGCGGCGCTCCTGTACGTCATTGAGTGCATCTTGCTGGAACAAGGATCGCAAAACACCGGGCTGGTACTTTTGCTCTCACAACAAAGATAATAAGACGGCCGTTTCAGGCGAATCCGACGCCCCCTCGACGCAAGCGCCGCCATGACCAGTAGGCGGCATCGGTCAGGTCAAAGGGCTTTTCAGCCGGAAAGCGCCTGAGCGCCCGCTCTAATGTGACGTGCGTGCCCAGCACATGCGTGATCATGTCGTTATCGTAATCTTCGAGCATAAGCTGCGCTCGATGCACCTTGGGGCCGTGACCGGCACCGGCCTTTTCGGGCCTGAATGTCGGCCTGGGCACGGTCGCGACCAGCTTTTCGGGCAGTGGGCGGCCATCTTTGTCCTTTTGGTGCAAGTTCGCATCTCTGACGGGCACGAGCCGGTCCTGCACCAGGCTCTTCCAGGCCGTGTCGTATGCGCCCTGCCAGAGATCGCCGCCCTGGTCGGTCTCGACAATGATCTCGCTGGCCTTGTATTCCAGCGCCTTTAGCATAGCAGTTTTGAGCGTTACATCGGGCGATGCGCGCTGCTCCCAGGAGAAGAGCCTGTACAGGCGGCGCTTGGCGTCGATGCCGTCGATCTGGATGCCGTGCGCGTCTGACTTGTCGGTGTCGGTCACGGCCGGGTCGATAGCCACGACGGTCTTGATCAAGGGTGGCACCGCATCAGGCGTACAATGGGCAAACTCTATATGAGAGAATATGCCACCGTCAGCAACGCCGGTCTCGTGCTGGCACTCCGTTCTAAAGGCGAGCAAGCCCCACCTGTTGATGAACGCCTGACACTCGACCAGCCCTTGCCCGTCCCAGATAGGGATGCCGCTCGTGATCGTTGTTTGACCCTCTTTGGTCTCCCAGGCAAAGTCATCCAGGGCCGGAAATGGGCCGCTCACGATCCTGTCGCTCATCCAGTCGATCTTATAGTTCGAGCGCCCGGCCATACGCCCAAACAGGCCATCTTCTTTGACGACGTTCTGGACGGCCAGAATCGCCGCATCGGCCGTGCAGGCGGGCAGAAGCTTCCTTGTAAAGGCGATGACCTTTCTATCACTTTCGGCCTGGCTATCGCCCTCTTGATCGAGATCATCGAGAATCAGGGCATCGGGGCGCTGCTCATCGAGCTTTACGCCTCGAACGGCCACATCGAGACCCAGGGCGTCAATCGTGAAGCCGGCGGCTGTCCTGAGGCGCGTGCGTGACCAGCCACGGACCTGGCCATAGCGCCCGACCATGCGCGTCGTCATCGTCGGGTAGTAGCGCGCGATGATGGGCGATTCGAGAATGGTCGCGATGGTCTGGACGTGATCGTCGGCCTGCTTCTGGGTGCAGCAGACATACAGGCAATAGCGCCGGATGCCGCGTGCACCAAGCGCAATCGTGGCAAGCTCGCTGGATGTGCTCTTGCCGCCACCACGGGGCCAGACCGCCACAAACGGCCTGGTGGGCTTGCGGCGCTCTATCGCCCACAGCCAGCGCCACAGGTCATGGTGATGCGGCCCGAACGGGTTGCTCACATAGGCCGGAAACAGGGCACTCAGCCAGCCCTCATAGTCATCGGGCAAGCCCTTGTCAAGCTGTGAGTCCGGTGCCAGTGCCGCTGATAGCTGGGCGAGAAACAAGTCGCCCAATGTCTGTACTGATACTGGCGAGTATGTCTCTATCGTGGATGTGGCGTCTGATGGTGTCACTGATCGCCCCCAGGAGCACAAGCAACTGCTCGCTCGTGATCATCTGCTGCATGGCCACCAGGCGCTTTTGCTCGCTCTCGCTGGTCTTGCGCCGTTGCTCGATCAGGCGGGATATCTCTGCCCAGGCCGCCCAGTCGCTCGCCCCGCGTTTGATCGCGGTCTCCAATGCCCGCATGGCGCTCATGGTCGCGATACCGTCGCCTGACTGCATCGCCTGGTCAAGCGCCTGCCAGCCATCGCCTAGCTTCTCCCAGAGTTCCCCTGGCTCACCCTGCTCGACCCTGATCAGCATATCAGCCAGGCGCGCGTCGATCAGGGCGATCTCTTCGACCATCGCCAGAAGCTCTTTATCAGATTTGCTCTCGTTATAGCGTTCGATCAGGCGGGCGGGCAGAACCTTGCTATAGCGGCCGGTCTTGAAGTTCGGTGCTGCCGTGCCCTGCAAGGCATTGCCGCCATGCGTCCGACACCGATCACGCCCTTCTTTCGGTCGGCGCATACAGGGCGTGCCCGCATTGGTCATCGCCCCACAACGGCGAATGCCATCGACGGTGATGTTCGCAATCCTGGGGCGCGTCGGCATTCGGTGCTCCATACACGACCTGGCGCTCATATACCAGCCGTGCTCTTTATACCGCATGAGCGGCAGACAAACAAAAAGCCGATGACTTTCTTGCCTGGGCCTGAGCGATCAGGCGGGCGCGAAAGTCATCGGCGTGATGGTCGTGCAGATCAAGGCTCGTGCTGGCCCACCAGTAGAAATCCTCACTGGTGAGCCAGGCGAGTGCCAGTGTGCGGCGCTTCTGGCTGTCATTCAGGTCGGCCATCACCTGACGCCAGAAGCCGGCCGCCAGGCTCTCCTCAGCATCCAGTGACGGATGCATGGCGCGGCGCAGTTGGAGCAGATCGGTCATCGCGATCATGCTCACAGGGCGATCCGCTTCGCCAATCTGATCATATGCGCCTCATCCGCGACCACGACCGCCAGTGCCAGTGCATCAGCAGCGTCATGATCGACCATGCCGGTCACGGTCTGGCCCAGCGTGAAGCCACGGCGCTCTAGATACTGCTGAACCGCGCCCTTGTTCGCCGTCAGGTTGCCCGTGGTGCGAGCCTTGACGTGCCTGGGGTCCACTTCGAGCACGGGCACATGAAAATCAGTCGCGAAGGCATAGACGGCCCCCAGGCAGGCATAGAGCGACTTGAGCGTGTTGGGGTTCGTCACCATGCCCTCGACCATGAGATCAGGGGTCTCGACCGCGATCAGGGCCGGGGTATCTCCGGTGCCCCCGGCGGTCTTATAGAGATCGTACACGCTGCGTGACAGGGTCGCAATCCGGTCGCCTAGCTGCGTGCGTGCCCTGCCCTGGCTCAACATGATCGAGCCGGCGCGGGCGCGTTTCTCGTCGCTCAGCCAGTAGAGCGCCCAGCCGCAGACGTGAGAGGCCAGGTCGAGTGCCAGGATGGGCTGGTCGGTCAGGGCGTCTAACTGGGCATGAGAAAAGCCCCCGAAGTCGGGGGCCAGGCGTGCCTCTCGATTTTTACGCCCGATCTGGGGCGCGGGTCGAAACAGGGTGCGGGCGTTCATAGCGGCAAATCCTTGTCGTGTTTGGCCTCACCGTTTGACGGGGTGGCCGAAATCGGTGTCCAGGCGTATTTGGCTTGCTGGGCCGTGATCGTTGGCTTTGCCTTCCTTTCTGGCCGTGCTTTTGGTGCCCTGGGTTGCGCGAGTGTACCGCGCTTCTGGTCGGGCACGTCAAGCAGGGGCTGTGCGGGTTTGGCATAGACGGCGGGGATGACTCCATCAATCGGGTGACAGATCAGACAGATGCGCTCGCCGTTGGGGTGCGCGTGCCAACGCTCGCGACCACAGGCCCAGCAGGCGTTGGGGTTGGCTGGTTGGGTGGGGCCATCACGAATAATGCGCCTGAGTGGCCTGAGGCGCTCGTAGCGGCCCCAGGGCGTGATCAGCCAGCCTGGTTCGCTGGTTATGTCGAAGATATCGGGGCGGGTGTCTGGGGATGGGAGATCGAGCTTGCCCTGTTCGACGGCGGCCAGCTTATCGGCGTCGGTCTGTAAGATGTGCTGGCCTCTACTCGACGGTGGCATTGGCGTGTCCAGTCATGATCAGGGCGTGGTTCAGGCTGGGCAAGAGGGTCGCGGCGCGGTCGTAGATCGCCTGCACCTGCTCGCCGGTATCGCGGGTCTCATCGGGGTCGGGGTTGACCAGGAGATTCATGACGGCGGCGGCCTCGATCAGGACGCTGGTCATGACCCGATGCTCGTGCGCCAGCCTATCGGTGTACTCGATCAGGTCGCGCCAGCCATGTAAGGGTGCGGTCATGCCCACGTCATCGCCGGGGGCGATCATGTCGGGAATGCGCGCCAGGGCGCTTTTGAGCTTGTGCAGGGCGGGAACGGTGTATGTGATGGGCGCGGTCTCTGCGTCATGATCGCGATTGTCGCGCACGATCTTCGACTTGATTTCTTCCCAGGTCGGCATGACCGAATCGGGCAGGGTCGAGAAGGGCACCGGCTGGCTGGGTGGCTGGATGCGATCCTGGCCCATGACGGTCGTGAACCAGGCGCTCGTGGCGGCCTGCCAGTCGTCCTGGCAGCGGCCGGGCTGGGGGCGGGCGAGTTCGCACGGCGCTTTATGGGCGACAGAGAACGACGCCATCTGATCGCCGGCCACGGTCAGGTCTAAGAGGCGCGCATAGGCGAGTTCGAGCGTGACCAGATCGGGCGTCGGGCGCACGACGTAGTCGGGATTCGTCGCCAGGCTCGCCAGGCCCAGGCCGATGATCACGGCCTCAAGGCGCTGGGTCAGGTCGAACGTTGGAACACTCGACCAGGCGTCGGATTCGGCATCGGCTGCCAGGTCATCGAAGAACGCTTTGACCCGTGGGTGACTCATGGCAGGATGATCGGCGTTCATGGTCGTTGGTCCCTTCGGCGTGCGCCCGCGTCGAGCAACATCTGGTCGATAATCGCGCCATCGGTCTCGATCAGGAGACTGGCCGTGACAATATCGCCGTTGACCGGGCACAGCGCCAGCAAGCCGTGCGACTCGATGATCATATCGAGCTTGTGCGCCTGTTCGGGCAATGGGAAACTCAGCAGGAAGTCGATCTCGTGCGGGGTGCCGTGCGCGAGCGTCACCCGCAAGACGGCCACGCCCTCGCGGCAGGCGGCACCGGGCATGACCGGCGCGGCGATATCCTGATACAGCGTCCATAGCCAGCGCAGATCGGCACCGTCAGGGATCGCCTGGTGCGTGATGGCGCGATAGAGATCGGGGCGCTGGGCCTGGCAGTCGAGATCAAAGACGGGCAGCGCGAACGTGTCACGACCGTCGCCCGCGACGACCAGGCCACGGATGGTCTGAATCTCGATAGAGTCGCGCACCAGGGTTGCCAGCGTATCGACGTACTGCTGCTGGCTGATCTCGACCGGCGTGGTCGCACCGACCACGCCGTCAGGGATGCGTGGATGAAAGGTCTGGTCACTCGGATGTGGCATGAGAATCTCTCCGTGTCGTCATAACGGTCACGAACGCGACAAGTGCCAGCGCCAGGACGGGCAGACACGCGAGCCAGAGGCAGCAGCAGCCCTGGCGAAAGCCGGTCATAAATCTGCTCATGTGATTTCCTTCTCTGTAATGGGGCTGTCGCCGGCCGGGTAGCCGCCCAGGAAGCCCGACAGGATGAGCGCATCGCCGGGCAGGGTGTCGTCCGGCGCGGTGCCGTGCCGGATGAGCGATATATCGAGCCAGGTGTCGGGCAGCCAGGACGCGGGCCACGAGAAATAGATGCCCAGGCTCGACGGGTCGATGGTCAGGTCGGAGTGCACCTCGCTCCGGTCATGCTGCGACCTGATCTGAACGGTGAACGACGGCAGATAGGGTGATAGCGTGGCCGGTCGCCACAGGAAGGCGATGCGACCAACCGTGGGCGTTGCTTCGGGTCGGATATAGAGATAAGCGTGCCAGCCGGCGCTCGTGATGTGGTCGTCAGGGAACGCCAGCGCAAATGCGCCGCCGGGCAGGTGCCGGTAGGCGGCGGCCTGCTTGGGGATGACCGGGTAGTGTGCCGCTTGGGCCAGGAAGTCCCAGGTGTACATCAGGCATCTCCATCCAGCAGCGCCGCGAGTGCCCCGACCAGACAATCGTCGGCGTGACCTTCTTCGTCCACGAATGCACGGCACCAGAGGCAGAGCCGGCGGTCGTTCAGAAGCTTTCGCGGTACAACCTGATCGGTAACGAGCGCCCGCGCCACCGCTGTGAGGGCCGCTATGCGCTTGCCGTCGCTCTCGCGGATAACCTCGTAGGCGACCAAACGATCACGAATGGCCTGCGGCAGCCGTTCATCGCTGCCCTCATAGTCCCAATCGTTCGGATCGTCGCCCAGTGCGTCGATCACGTCCCGCACAAGGTTCTTGTAGGCATGTTCGTAGATGGCGTCCTCATGCGCCGCCAGCCGCGCCTCGGCATCCTCTGCCCGGTCGCGCTGTTGCTCTAGTTCGGCCCGAAGCGGGGCGTGTGCGGCTTCGAGAGCCGCCACCCGCGCCTCGGCGGCCTCGGCACGAGCCACCAGCACGCTGCACGACAACTCGGCCTGTCGCCAGTGTTCCTCTCCGCGAGCCGCACGCGCCTCGGCCGCTTCGAGCGCCGCGATGCCCCGCTGTGAGTCTCGCTGCGTGAGGAGCAACTCATTCCTGGCCTTGCCCAGATCACCTGCAAGATCATGAACCTGATCGAGCAATCCCTGGATCGCCGCTGTCTTTTCGGCAAGCAGGGACTCGGCCGCCACCAATCGTTTCGTCAGTAAGCCCTGATCCCACAGGCGGGCATCCAGTTGCTGTGCCTTGTCCATCTGGCGCTCGACCTCTGCATCCAATTCCGCCGCCCGCGCCTCGGCCGCCGCCAGTCGGCCCAGCAGCACGGGCAGGGCGTCCACGGCGGCAACGATGAGCACGGCGTCCTCTTCTTCGCCCAGGTACACGCCTTCTGGCGAAAACAAGCCCGCGCCATAGGTCGAGTCCTCGTAGGTCGCGCCCCATTCGCCGTGCGTTGCCGCCGCCAGCCGCCGCCGCAGTTCTGCCAGGTCGATCTCTGCCATCACGCGTCCTGCTTTCTGTTGAGCATGAACGTTGTATACATCTGGACGGCCTGATAGACCAGCGGGCTAGATTTACTCACCTGCCAGTCTGGGGCGCGCGTGTAGTCGGCGTGATTGTCCAGGTGCTCGTAGACGACGAGCGACCTGCCTACGCCCAACAGATCATCGTCAGGCATGACGCTGAACAACTTGATGCGGCGCTTTCCGTCAGGGAAGCCGGCCGGCGCTTCGAGATAGACCGGCTTGAGATGAATGCCCCGATGTGGTCGATGCGCCTGCATGATGCTGGGGTCAAGAAACCAGCCGTCGCAGAGCGTGACCAGATGGCCGGCGAAGCGACCGTCGTTCGCGCTCGTCGTATCGGTCGCGACGATATACACGAGCGGGTCTGATTCTTTCCAGGCCAGCGCAGTCGCCTCGTCGGGCATCCCGTGCAGGCTGGCCAGTTCGAGAAAGCGCGGGCTGTAGACCTCGAACGAGACCGGCACCGTCCTGGGGGTCTTGCCCAGGACGGTGAGGCAGTCAGCGATGACCCTGGCGGCCAGCACACAACTGTCGTTGCCGTAGCCGGCCGCCTTGATCGCCGTCCAGGCGCAGCGCGCCATCGTCGGCACGGGCTGCGTGTGGTCGGTGGAGTGCTTCTTCATGGTGGCCCCCTCTCTGGGCGTAGTATATCATAGGGGTGGTATCTCTGGGTCAGCGAGTCGTCGGTCGCGGCTGACGGTTGATGCCCTCGCTGCCCGCCCTGGTGTCGGCCGTCGCCATGCATGACCGTGAGCAGGCCAGGATGGCGCTGGGGATCATGCCGGTGCTGGGGTCGGGCTTATCCCAGCGAACGCGCTCGAACCATGTTGACGGACGGAGATGGTTGTAGCCGTCGAATCGGCCGGGCGCGCTTGCGCCGCAGCCATCGCAGATAAAGTGGCACGCCATGATATCCCCCAGACTGATTCGTGCGCCTTGTCGTAGGCGTCCATCCAAACGTCGCGGAAGCTTGGGTCAAGGTGAAACACTTGCCAGTGCCAGGGCAGATTGTTGTCGTCGGGCACGTCGTCACCGTCGAAGCGAATGACCGGGTGATAGGTGTAGTCGGTCGGGTCGAACTGGTCGCCGCCGAAAGAGATCGCCTTGCGCGACAACGTCGGCTCGATGATCGTGCCGTCAGGCATCTCGACCCAGGCGTGCTCGAAGATGAGCGGGATGCTCATATCAACGCACCAGCCTTCGACGTACTCAGCGCCCTTGAGCCACTGGCGCGTGCGGCCCAGGCGAACGGTGTTGCGTGCGTTCCACCAGCATTGCTTTGGGACTGACCGCGTGACATGGCCAGCCCGTATCGACAGATCACGGTCAGGGTGCTTTAGCGTCGGGTCCGGTGTGCTCATTGTGGGCATCTCCCTTCCAGGGGGTCGCAATGGCGCTGAGCGCGATTGCCGTTGCGATCAAGATCAGGCCGCTGGTCCAGCACGCCCAGACGAGCGCGGTCAGGTCGCGGCCTAAGGCAAGAAACGAAGCGGCTAGCACCCACATGCACAGCACATTGATGCCGGCCCGCAGTATGGCCCGTCGAAACTCTTTCATGGCTGCCCCCCTTGGTCGCTGTCGTCGTCGGCTAGAAGTTCCTCAACGGCGGCGGCATCCTCGGCCGCGCCCATTGTTTCAATCAATGCCGACCAGGAAAAGAGTCGGTCAGCCCAGCCGCAGTCGCATGTCTCGCGCCACGTCGCGGGGCAGCCCTCTTCGTGGCTGCCCGCGCGTGCCAGGGCGCGACCTTCCGCGATCAGCGCCTCGATATTGGCGTCCTTGACCTCAAGGAGCACCGTGAGCCTGCGTACATCAGTCAAATCAGTCATCGTCGTCGCTCTCGACCAGTTCGATGAGCGTCTTGGTGGCAAGCGTTGCTCGTTCGAGCATGACCACCCAGATTTCAGGTCGCACCGTGTCGTCCTTTGTGACGAGCGCAATCGCCTTATGGGCGTCGGTCAGTTCGCGGCAGACTTTTCGATAGCGCACCAGCCTGGCCCGGTCGCGCTGCGCCCCGGTCGGCCGCTGGTTCCGGTAGGGGATCATGGAATCGGGCGCGCCCGCCGCGCGCAACTCAGCATCGGTCAACATGGTCGGATCGGGATCGTCAGGCATGGTCGTTCTCCTCTGCGAGTGTCGCGATCTGATCGGGCAGCGCCCAGATCAGGAGATTCTCTATTGGTTGCCCTAGAAAGACGCGCACGATGGGCGCGGCCTTGACCACGATCCCATCGCGCACTGTCACCATGACCGTGAATCGTCGGCGCTTGCTTGAGAGCCAGATCACGGTCGTAATGGGCACGCCCTATCCCCCCTTCCCCGACACGATCAGCGCCTGCTCGTCCGTCATGCGCCGCGCCTGCATACCCGACACGTACTTATTCGACGTGCCGTAGTTCGGCTCTGCCTGCCAGTCAGGCAGCTTGTTGGTGCGGCGCTTGTAGTCGTACACACCCTTGACGACAAGGGCGAACGTCAGCTTGCCGTCGTGCGCCAGCGCCTTATAGTCGAGTGCCCGCTTCCGCATCTCCGTTGGCGTCAGTCGCCCCAGCCGGTCGATCAGATCGGCCTCGTTGAAATGTCCCTGGTAGCGGCGCACGAAGCGGTCGATGCCATACAGGAACTGATTGGACAGGCTCGAATCGATACCCTTCCAGGCACCCGTCAGGATGCGAAGCACGGCATCCAGGTTGCCGCCGTCGTCACCGTAGATGGCGACGAGCGCACCGACCGCGACGACCCGGCTGTTGACGCCGTGCCGGTCCCAGTCGATATCGAGCTTGTGCGAGCGCAGGAGCGCCAGGATGGCGAGCGCCTTTGGATGCTCGGCCCGCACCGCTGCCTTGAAGTTGTCAATCGGCTTGGTCTGGTTGCGGATGCCGTTCAGGTAGTAGAAGATATCGGCCTCACGCTTCACGGTCAGGCCGACATGCACCATACAGGGCACCGGCTTTACGCCAAACTTCTTCTTCCAGGCCGCCAGCCGGTTCTGACCGTCCATGACATACAGGGTGTCATCGTCCCGCCAGGATACGGTGAGAACGCTGAACGCATCGCGCCGGAAGTCGTTGACGATCTTCTCGACCAGCGTCGGTGACAGATAACGCTGGTAGGAGTGATCGACCATCAGGCCGGTCGGGTCAAGTTCCTGATAGATCGGCTCCGGTAGATCAGCGAGCGGGTTGGTGAACGGGCTTTTCGGGATGGTCAGGATTGTCTCGTGATCGTTCTTCTTGTCTGGCATGGCTGAGATTCCCCTCTCTTGTAACGGTTACGGTCGCGGCAACGGCGCGATGACTGGTGCCTTGCTGTGCGATAAAATCTCTCCCTTTCCGTCAATCACATCGAACCAGGGCAGCGGCCACCCGGCGCGTTGCCCAAAACCGGCGTTATAGAGCGCCAGGCCGCTCCTCAGACGGTCCTGGCCCGACAGCCGGTAGCAGGTATTCGTGATGTGGTCGATAAACTCAATCGCATCGACGTGGCCCCTGATCTGTTGCCAGATCACATAGCTCATCGACACGAGATTCAGCCGGCGATACACGAAGTTGTCGCGCTCGCCGCCCGTCTGGTACAGGCGCTGGGCCGTATCCAGGGTGCCGTGCGACTTCTGGCCCTTGCCGTTGTAGCCGGGGCCATAGACGGCGCGCTTGCTCCCCGGTGTCAGCGGGGTGCCGGCGCGCCTGGCGACGGCGGGCTTGTCGGTGACCTTCTCGACCTTGATGCGCGCCATTGAAAACTCCATTTTCTTGCGTAGGATGCCCCAGGACGATTCGATGGCACCCGTGGTCATTCATAGGGCTACGGACGTTCCTGGGGCACACCAGCGGCCTTGGTGAGGCTTTCCCTGACACCTTCCATGTCCCGGCTGGCCGACTTCATGCTCTCTGCGGCGACGAACAGGGTGTGCGCCAAGCGCCACGGCTCAAACAGGTCGGTGTGTGTCTCGATGCGGGCCGTCGCCAGCGCCAGCTTGGCGTGCGCCTGACCGACCAGCATGATCGCCTGATTCAGGTCAACGGCGGCCCGGCGCAACTCGCGCTCGTTCATGATCGTGCTCCTAATGCTGCCTGGCGAAGGCGCGGGCACCGACGATGCGACCGTCGCCGTCGCGCACCGGGTCATCGACGGTGATCAGGTCGCCGCGCGCCTCTCGCATCCCCTGGATGGCGGCAATGGCGCTGACGACGTACAGAACGGGGCCGTGCGCCTGCTCTTTTGGCAGGCCACGCAGGCTTGAATAGCTGCGAGCACGCAGGGGCACGTCGATGCCGGCGACGGTCACGCTGCCAATCGTCTTTTTGACCTCATCGCAGCGAGCGAGATACTCGCTGGTCGGGATCGTCAAGATCGTGCCGTCCTTGAGCATGATGTGCAGGTCGTGCGGGGTGCAATTGATGACGTTGGGCATGTGCGCTCCTGTGTATCTTAGCCCTACGATTTATGAGCATATCATGCCGGTGTCCCAGCGGCAAGCCGGGCCAGGGCATCGCGAATATCCAGACCGTCGATTATGCTTCCCTCTTCACCTGGCGCGGGCCGTAGTCGGCCAGGACCGTGTCGAGCATCGCCAGCGCCATGCCCTGTAAAGATTTCTTTGCCTGAGCGGCCAGGAAGAGCGGTGCGCTTGTGTCGAGCGCGGTCGCTGCATCCTGGTCGCTGAGCAGGTTACTGGCCTGAGCGAGATATATTTTTAGCTCCCTGATCTCCTGGGCCTGCGTGTCGGCCAGTTCGCGCAGCGCGTTGCGACCGTCGAACAGGTCAAACAGGCGTTGCGCTCGATTGCCGGCCGACGTGATGCCCAGCGCCAGCTTGCGGCAACGCACACCGGGCACGTCGAGATGCAGGCGCTTGGCAATCTCGCGGTCAGGCACGAGACCGCACCACTCGATCAGAACGGCATCTTCTTGGGGCGTCCAGGTGTGCGCCCAGCCCTGACGATGCACCTTGAGTATCTTGGCCCGCCGATGCAGGACTTCGAGCGTCACGCCCAGGTCGGCCGCCATGATTTTGAGCGCCGGCAGTTGCTTGCGACCGTCAGCGGCCAGATAGATCGACCGCAGCCGGTCATCTTCCTCGTCGGTCCAGGCGTGCGTGCCCCAGCGAACGCGGCGCTCAGCCACGATGCGCGCCAGGTTCGCGCGCTTGAAGTCGCGAAGCGCGTCGGGCGACAGGCCGGTGCATCCTAGCCCCAGGTGCCGGCGACGGTGCGCGATGGCGCTGAGGGTCATGCCCATGTGTCGTGCGATCTCTGGTTGGGTCATGTCGTGCTGGTGATCGACTAGAAACTGATCGTCGGCGGCCGTCCAGACGTGGCGCGGCTGGCGCGGCTTCCAGCCCTCTTTGCGCGTGGTCATGACAGCAGCCCGCCACGCTGGGTATCGCTCACGCGCGGCAGCCGGTTCAGCTTCGCGTCGTGAAAGTCAGCTTCGGCGCTGGCGTGCTCGCAGGTGCACAGGCTGTCGCGCGTCTGGTCATAGCGACGGTCGCAGGACGCGCTATGACCTTCGAGTGCCGCCAGATACTCGCCGGCCTTGATCAGCAGGCCAGAGCGGCGCTTTTCCAGGGCCAGTGCGTGCTGCAATTCGATCAGGAGTTTCCTGGTGCGCTTGTCGGCGCGCAGGCCATCCTTGCCCATGTCATTGTCGGCAATGGCGATGCCCAGGCTCACGGGCGGCAACAGGCGTGTATTCAGGTGTCGGGTCAGTTCCATGTCAGTCTCCGGTGTCTGCCGCCAGTTTCAATAGGGCGGCGATCTTCTTGGCTTTCTTGAGGCGCTTGCGGTCGCGCCGTGCGATCCTGATGTTCTCGTGTGTGTCGCCGGCCCAGCCACTGCCGGCCAGAAACGACTGGGCGGCGACGATATCCAGGTCGGTGATGCCTGAGGCGCGCAGATGGTCGAGCACTTGCTCGTTACGGTCGGCCGCCCAGGACAGGTGAATCACGCTCACGGTCGTGCCGGCAATCAGCGGCTGGTTCAGGCCGGTGAGCACGATCTTGCCGATGGTCGCCGGGTCGCGGTCGGCCAGCGACGGTGGCAGCGGCACCGGGCGCACCGGCCGGGTCAGGCTCGATGGGTCAACGTGACTGGCCATGATTTCCCCCTTCGCCGGCCTTTGGCAGACCGGGTAAATAAACTCTTCGCGGTTCGGCGCTGATCTGACCGCGCATGGCAATCACGCGCGGTACATAGGCGGCGGTCTCTGGGAGATACTTCCCGGCGCAGGCGCGCGTGCCGCCGTTATAGGCCGCGATGCCATTCACATAGCCGCATCGGGCCAGCCAATACGCCAGGTGCGCGGCCGTTCCTCTCAAGTTGTCGGCCGCGTCATAGGGATCGACACCGTGGGCGCGGGCGGTCTGGGGCAGGAGTTGCCCCAGGCCAATCGCCCCGGCGCTCGAACGGGCGTTCTGGTCGCCATTGCTCTCAACGAGCACGATGGCCTCGATCAGGTCGGCGTCAACGTCAAACTCGTCGGCGGCCCGCTCGATCAGGGCACGCCACTTCGCGGTTGGTCGGTCGTCGGCCCTGGCGAGCGCGGGAGAAAGAAGCACGACGCCCAGCGCCAGGCCGACCAGCCAGTATGTCCAGCGCACGCAAACTCCTTATGCGACGGTCGTCACGCGCCGGGTCATCCGGCGCGGGCCAGGCGCTCCTGGTCGAGCAGCGCCAGATAGTGCTGGCGCAGTTCGTCGCGAGCGCGAAACAGGAGCGACTTCATCATTTGCCGACCGCCGTCGTCGCGACCCAGGCAGCGGCCAATCTCTTCGAGCGGCATCTCGTGATACTCGCGCAGCACGAGCGCCAGCCGGTGACGCGGGCTGGTCATCGCCAGCGCCCGCCTGACGCGCACGGCATCTTCATGCTCGACCATCTGGTCGAGTGCGCCCTGGTCGTTGTCAGACAGGAGACCGTCATGGGTCGGCGCGTCCCAGGATTCCATGCGCCAGCGTTTCCGGCGGCGTATCAGGTCGATACAACGATTGCGGATGCTGGTCATCATCCAGGCGCGGATATTGCCCGGCTCGATCTCGCTCGCCTGGTAGGCGACCCAGGCCCGTGCCACCGTCGCCTGGGTGATATCGTCGGCATCCTCGTTGCGGGTCTCGCTTATCGACGGCAACATGTGATAGGCGTAGCGGCGCATCTCGCCGCTCAGGAAGTCGGTCAGGTCGGTAAAGGCGCGTTCGTCGCCGGGCGTAATCTTGTCGGCCAGGTCGTTCGCGACCTGTGACCGTCGCGAGAGCGTCATGACATGCGCTCCCAGGCGTGCTTGCCGCCATCCCAGGCCCAGGCGCGACCGAACGCATACGCCATCTCCCCGTGATAGGGATGGTGCGAGCAGATCGTGAGCCGGTGAGCATACTGACCGATCTCGCACGCCATCGGCGCGGTGCATTCGGCCAGTTCGGCCTGCGCTTCATGCCAGGCCGGGAGATCGTCGTTGACGTGCTCCCATTTGGCGCGCACGGTCGGGTCGTCAAACGAGCCGATCTTGGCCTTGCGAATCGGCGTCGGGGCGGTCGGAAACACGTCGTCTAGATCGTCGTCGCTCATTCTCCCCTCGCGATCTTGTTGGGCACCGCGTCCCATTCCCAATTGCGACCGTGTAGCCAGGTCGAGAGATGTGGCTGGGTCTGCCCCCCTTCCTGGCCCCAGCGGTAGGCCGCCCGTTGATTCTCGATGGCGGCCCGAATGATCTTCATCTCGTCACGCGACGGTGCCAGGGCATCCCATTCGCGCGCCGCCTTCTCGCACGAGCCGTGCTTGCCGAAGAACGCCCACAGCTTGCCGAACAGGATCGGCTCGTGCGTGGCGATCTCTTCTGGCGTCCGTCTGGCTGAGACTGGCCGCCGTAATTTCCTGGGCCTGGCACTAGCTTCTCCGTTAGGAGAAGCGTCTACTGAAACAGAATCAGAAATAGAAATAGAAATAGGCGATCTAGGCGATGCCTCGCCTTCGCCTAGGCCATGCCTAGCACTGCCTAGGTCGTGCTTAGCACAGTGCTGGCCTGGTGCTGGCACCGTGCTAGCCGATTCTCGGACGTGCGGATTCTGGTGTCTGAGGAAGTTGACGACCTGGATGAATTGCCGCCCATCGACGGCATATCTCGTGATCAGGCCGGCACGCTGAATGCAATCAAGCGCGCTGTCAACGTCCAGATCGTCAACGGGAATTACGTCAATCTTGATCTGCCCCGGCTCATCACTCAGGCGACCCTCACGGTCAGCCAGGCACCAGAGACCGGCGAAGAGCAAGCGATTGAGCGGGTCTAATCCTAAGACTTTCACGTCACGGAAGAACTCTGGTTTCAGGATTCTTGAGCGCATCAAGTCACTCCGTCTAGGACAGACGGCTGACCGGCGGTATACTAGGACCGCACCGCAGCCTCAGTATGCGAGTGCCACAAGACCGGGGCGGTGAGTCGGGCCGCCCCGGTCTTTTCATGTCAGAACGCTATGCATCGTGCGCGGTCTCTATCAGAACGCGCTCCCCCCTTTCTGGTCGCTGGACTCTTTCTCGCTCTGGCGTTCGGCCTGGCCGCAGATCATGACGGCGGCTCACCAGATAGTCAAGCAGGTCGGACTCGCTCACCATCCAGATCGGCAGCGATTGGCCCAGGCTGACGACCTGGGTCGCCTTGAGGCGGCCACGGGCGATGGCCTTGGACAGGCCGCTGCGATTGGGTGAATAGCTGCCCCTGATCGCCGCCCAGCGGCGACCATAGGCGACCGCCTGGGCGAGCGTCATGCTTGGCCGCTGCATCGGTGACGGCCGGCGTCGATAGGGTCTCGTCATGGGCGACTTCCTTTCCGTCACCCTGAGTATATCAGCCCTGCGATACGTCGGTTGCCAGCGGCCCGTAGGTCTTGACCTCTGTGCGCTCGATCAGGATCATGGCGCGTTTGGTCAGCGTGAACGGGGCCGATTCGCCCGTCTTTCTGGCAGGTGGTCGTGTGGTGCGGCTGGTCGAGCGCAGGATCGAACTCTCTTCGCCCAGCTTCTCGATCACCACGTCGGTCTGCCAGCGGTTCCAGCGCCCGCCGTGGCGCTGACGGTACTCATTGGCGGCATCGCGGGCAGCCTGGTAGGTCGTGTACGCGCGGGTCTCTGTCAGATGACCGGGGCCGGTGAAAAGAAGCACCAGCCAGACCCAGTCTGACCGTCGAAAGTACGATACAGGGACCGCGTTCTCTGCTTCTGCCATGTCACTCTCCTAAGTCCAGCTTGGGTTGCCCTGGCGCGTGCCGGGCCTTGCTCTTATTCTCGATCTCGTCCAGTTGCTTCATCGAGCACACCCAATGGACGAGCGTCCGGTGTGCGGGCGTGGCCGCGTGGTCGCTCGTGATCTGACGGTCATAGCCGATTGGCTTGCCGCAGAGCGGGCAGACTCGCGCAGCATCTTCCCTGGTGCCCTCACAGTCAACGTGCCCACACGCCTCATTCAGGCACGGCCCATGCGCGTGCCCCGGCGGCCTCAAGATGCTCCATGCCATGCTCTTTTACTCCTGTCACGCAAAAAGGGCAGGGGCCAGACGCCCCTGCCCAGTGTGTCACCGTCCGGTGCGCGTGAGCACCGGCAGGTCGAAGATACCCTCATCGTCGGGGCCGATGCGGCCGGTTCGCACCGGCAGGCTCAGGTCGGCCTCAGCGATCAGATTCAGGCTCAGCCGCGCCCCACGCACAGCCACGTCATCGGGGCTGTCAGGCACGCCCAGCGTGCGGGCGCTCGACACGTCGCGCCCCAGATCGACCAGGCGACGGCGACCGATCACGCAGACGTTCCGCATGATGTTCGCCACCAGGCCCATGTCACGGTCGCCCGACTCCATGTCGGCAATGCGCCTGATCTCCGCGATCATCGCGGCCAGTTCAGGGTCATTCATGAAGTTGAGCAACGGCGAGCGGTCGATCATGGCGCGCATCGCCTTGGTGTCGCCGGGGGTCATGCGACCGCCACGCTCGACGTTGGACAGGACGCCCAACGCCACGTCGTAGACAATCGTGTTCAGTTCCCCCAGCACGCCGGCCACGAAGTTGTCGGCCAGTTCGACCTGGCGGCGCTCCGCTTCGGCGCGGATATCGTCGTCAAGGATTTTCAGGCCCGTGTCTCCGACGTTCGTCGGCCCGCCCTCGATATAGGTCAGGCTGGCCGTGAAGGTGAACGAGTCGCGCACATACGTTTGCGACGGCATCTGGCTCATGATGCGGCCGACGTAGTTCTCCATGAACGCCAGCCGGCCGGCGACGGCGAGTTCAGGGTTGATGGCGACGGCGGTCGGCCAGGCATCGCTGGCGGCGACCTCGTACACGATCTGGGCATCGCGCAGAATGTCGTCCCAGCGGGCGATCATCTGGTCACGGACCTTGAAGAAGCTGGCCTTGATGGCCTCATTCTGCTCGCGCCAGGTCGCATACGCCGTGACCGGCACGAACCGGCGGCCGGCGATCTCTAATGAGAAGCGAGCCAGCGTGCGACGGGCCACGCCCTCGATCAGCAGCTTGTCAAGCCACTCGTTCGTCACAAGCGCCTTGCTGCCCAGCTTCATGCTCGTCGCCTGTGCTTTCGTCAAGCTTGGCAGGCCCAGGTCGGCCGGGTCCAGGCGTGCCCACGGTCGCCAGTAGCCGATGTGCAGTTCGATCACAACGCCCTGGCGGGCGATATCGGCCCACTGGCGACGGCGCACGGCCGGGTCGGTGAGCAGGGCGTCAATGGCGGCCTGCGCCTCAGTCTTGTCAGTGTCGGTCATGTTGGTCTCCTCATAGAGAGATAGGCTTGGGCGGCACCGGCCAGGTTGCCGGTGCCGCGTGGAAGGCTCAGACTTCGCGCGGGCCGCGCAAGCCGTACTCCTCATTGCTGGGGGCGGTCGCCTTGATCTGGGCGGTGAGCGCCACCCGGTCGTTCGCCAGGGCGCGGAAGCGAGCCGGCAGCAAGGACTTCTTGTTGCACGCCGCAATGGCCAGGCTCTCGTACCAGTCGGCCTTATCGGCCGTGTTGCTCTGGTGGTCGTCAACGGCGTCGATCACGTCATTGACCATGAGGAGCGCCTTCCCGCTCCACGTCGCATCGCGCATGATGCTGGCGATATCGGCCGCCGAATAGCGGTCGGTGTTCTGCGCCAGGGCATCCAGCGCATCGGGCGTGATTGTCGCCCCAAAGCCTTTCGCGGCGCTCACCGCGATCAGCTTCCGGTCGCCATACTCAGGGAGCATGACCGGCACAATGGCATCCATGCGGCCGGGCCGCATGAGCGCCGGGTCGAGCATGTCGGGCCGGTTGCTGGCGGCAATCACGATGACGCGACCGCGCAAGGTCTCGTCGCTCATGAATTGGAGCACCTGATTGAACAGGTTGCCGGCGACCGGGTTATTGTCGTTCGTCGCCCTCTTGCCCATGTTGCCCTGGTCGATCTCATCAATGAAGATGATGGTCGGGGCCAGGGCAATCGAGAAGGCGAAGAACCGCTTGAGCGCCCGCTCGGACGCCCCGACCAGGCTCGACTGGATGTTCTCGGCCTTGAGCGAGACCACGTTGTAGCCGACGCTGCCGGCCAGCGCCCGCACCGCGTAGGTCTTGCCGGTGCCGGGCGGGCCGACGAGCAGCAAGCCCTTGGTGACGTGCTGCAAGCGCCCATCGTTGATCGGCGTCACGATCCGGTTCGTCATGAACCGCTTGAGATCGTCCATGCCGCCCAGCGCATCCAGGCCGCCATCCAGCGGCTCTAGCATCTCCGCAATCTCGCTGTAGCTCGACGCGATGATGCGGTCTTTCGCGGCCTTGACCCGGCCGACCGTGACCGACCCGGCGGCCACGCTCTCCAAGAGGATATCCTCAAGGTTCTTGAGGTTGAGGCCGGCGGTCTGCCGGGCCAACTGCTGCGTCGTCACGCCGTCCAGATCGACGGTGCGCCGGCTCAGGTAGTAGTTGAGGAACGCCAGGCGGCGACCCTCGTTGGGCATGGGCACGTTGACCGCGCGTTC